TGTATCTGTATGTGAGGTATAATGCCCTTTTTATATAGATCTAACATAGCTTTCTTTGTCATATCTGCTGCCGATCCTTGTATTAGTTTATTCAATGCTTTATATGTCCAACATCTTTTTATTCCATAAAATTTTCCTTCGCCTTCATTTTCTTTTGATTTTTTAGTTTTCTCTAAAGCTTTCGCTAGCGCCTCCGCTCTCGTCATTGGTGACGACATTACGCCAGGAGTGTATTCATCTATTTCCCATTTATTAAATCTACATCTACGTCCTAGTATAGTTCCTATGGAACCACATTTTGCGGCCTGTCTAGAAGTAGAGTTCATTAATTCTTTTACAAAAGGCACGTTGTCATGGTATTTATTAAATAGTTTTTCAGCTTCTTCTTTTGTTCCTAGTCCTAATTCTGCTTGTAATTTTGCTTTACCCATTCCGTAAAATAAACCTAAGTTAATTGTCTTAGCTTGAGTACGGGATATATTAGCCATGTCAGCAACAGTCTGATGGAAATCTACACTATTAGAATTAAACTGTTTTACTATATTTGTAACAGATTCATCAAAACATATTGGTTCAGTTGTTGCAGCGTAGTGTACAACTAATCTTGGTTCTTGTTGTGAGTAATCAAAACAACCCCACTTGTGTCCTTCTTCAGGAATAAATAACGATCTAATTAAAGGACCTAATTCTTTATTTCTTGCAGGGATTTGTTGAAGATTTGGATTGCTATAACTAAATCTTCCTGTTACAGTTCCACCCGAATCTGATCTTATTGGATTTATATCCGCATGTATTCTGCCTTTATGTGTAAATCTTAAAATAGAATCTATAAACGTAGAGTGTGATTTATTTAGTTCTCTTGCCTTCGCTATCTTCTTTACAGTGGGGTTTTCATGTTTAGATAAAAAGTTTTTAGTAAAGGATGGAGCTTTTGATTTCTCTGTTCTCTCATAAGGTAATTTTAATTTATCAAAAACCTTAGCCACGCTCCTCGCTGCCATAAGCTGGACTTCAATACCTGTCTCATCTTTAATTTCTTTTATTAATTTTTGTTCCTGTCCTATTAAAGTATTTTTTAATTGATGAGCTTTCTCCACATCTACTCTTACCCCTTTAAATTTCATATCTATTAAACAAGGAAAAAGCTGAGTCTCTAAATTAAAGACTCCATGTAAATTTTGTTTTCCTAATTCTTTGGATAGAATTTGAAACAGTTCTAAAGTAAGTTCAGCATCTTTCTCTGCGTATGATCCCACATACATTGCGGGTAGTTTATACATTTCAGACTTAGCATCTATACCCCAAGCACCTGCAGTTTCTTTTAAAACCGCTTCATTTTTAGTTTTACCTAAGTAATCAAATGAAACACTATTTAGACTATACCAAAGTCTATTCTCATCTATTAGTGATGCCATGACCATAGTGTCAACTATAAAACCATTTATCTTTATACCATATGCTCTTAACCAACATACATCGTACATTGCATTATGAAATATTTTTGTTCCTGAAGAGGCACAAACTTCTTTAATCCATTTTAAAACTTTTGATTTATCTAGATTTCCACCTCCTTCGTGTGCTATCGGATAATAACCTGACCAACCTATAGTGGCCACGGCAAAACCCACAACTTTTCCTTCACCTATAACAGAACCAGAACCTTTTGATCTCAGATTAAGATCCTTAGTTTCTAAATCGATGGCAATATATTTTTCGTTACTTAAATCCGGGAAACTTTCAGGGCATACCCATTCTTTTTGAGCTTGAAACACTATGTCATGCTCCACCAAATTAAAATAAGTGGAATAACAATATGCTCGAAGATTTCATAGACAGCTAAAAACAATAAAAGAAAAGTAAACCATAAACTTGTCTTTGATTTTTTTGCAACATAAGTAAATACTTTATGGTGCCACTCAGTTATTTTTTTAGTAAAGCTTAATATTTTATTTCTCATAGTCCCTTTCTTTTATCATTTCTAAATAATGTATTGCCTTATCTATGTCTTGCTCTTTACCTTTCACTGCATGTCTGCATATATACTTTATAGCTGATCCTTCTGCAAAAGGCAAACGATTCTCATTTATAAATTGACTTGGTTGAATCTTCATGTCTTTATAATGAGATCCTCCTATTTGTTTTTTATACGCCGTCATAATATTGGATCTCCTATGTTATATTGATAATCAGATGTTGGTTCCATAATATATAAAGTTTCTTTTGCTCTAGTCACTCCAACAAAAAATATTCTATGTTCAGTGTCTGGATCTTTATTTGCTGATTCGTAAATTATATTTTCTATATCTGTAAATAAAACTACATTATCACATTCTTCTCCTTTTACTCCGTGAATAGTTGATAACTTTATTCTTGCATCTTTTGTCAGATCATCTCCATCTCTTAATAAACCTTTAATATAAATTTTACTTTCTTCTGGTATATGAAGCTGCTCCCAGCTCCCCGTCACTAGTAGCCCGTGATCTAATTTTAATCTATCTATATCAACAGAGTTTATATCTACTAGACTGTTACCACTAGAAAACCCATGTTTTACGTGTCCTTTATTGTAGTTTAGGTACTCATAAACTTTCTCTGCTTCTTTTCCACTTACTGTTGCTCCATTATTTAATCTTTCCCAGATTCTATATGCTTCTAATAAATCTGGTGGTAATAAATTGTTTACTTTACTATCAAACCTAAAGTTTAAAGAATATAGATGTTCACTTATAGGTTCCAACATTTTATTTGTTCTAGTCAATATCATCCATCTTCCTTTACTAAAATCAATGTCTTCTAAATGGCAGTTCTCAACAATACGACCTTCTTCATCTCTAGGTTCCCATTTCTTTTCCATTCTATTTTGTATATTATTTAAAATGCTCACAGCCTTTTCATGTATCAATCTTGGAACTCTTCTTGATTTTATCAAAGGATCTTTATTTCCCTTTAGATTTATAAATATACTTGGATCCGCTCCTTGAAAAGTATAGATAGTTTGGTCATCATCCCCTGCAATGTATGATCTTTTACATCTCGATTCGATATAAAAGAACATATCCCACTGCAAAGGACTTAGATCCTGTGCTTCATCAAGAAAGACTACTTCTAAATTGGGGCACTTGTCTTTCTCAATAAATTTTTTAATCATGTCAGAATATTCAATCATCCCTGTTCCTTCTTTATATGTTTCTAGATCTTTGTGTATCTGTTCTGTCAACCAAAGATCTAAGTATTCATGTAAATCTAGTTCTATTGCGGCCTCTTGTATTGAAAGTTTTTTTGATCTTGAGTAATCAATGATTTTCATATGGTTGTTTTGATATTGGGGAATACCATTGGGACCTGTTCTTGTTTCAAAAGACATATCCCTACATATCAGAGAGTAGTTTTTAAAAGATTTCCACTTTCTTCCTTCTAGTAGATATTTTTTTGTGTCTATTTTTAATTCTCTAGCTCCCATAGAGTGCATTGTACTTATATATAATAAATTTACTGCAGGGAATTTTTCTTCTATTCTTTTCTCAGCCTCAGTAGTTGCAGCTTTACTAAAAGTAATGTAGACCATTTTACTAGGGTTTACACCGTTTTTTATCTCTTGATTTAAATAAGTATTTATTAATTTATAAGTCTTACCTGTTCCGGGGGGACCTGGAATTATTGTTCTCATACAAAAGGTACATCTTTCATTTTATCTTTTCTTAAATTAGGTTTTTCTAGTTTAATGGTTTCCATTTTAATCATTCTAGTATTTTTTTTATCTACGTTTTCTACTATCTCTTTTGCACTAAATAATTCTTCCAAAAGTCTCATTGTCTTTTGTTTAGGATAAGTTTTATCCGGCCAAGATTTAGACCGCTGTAAATATCTCCAAAAATCTTTAAACTTAAAGAAACTGTCCTGCTTATCTGAATAAGATAAACCTCTTTTTATATCTTTCATTTCTTTACCTGGAGCTTTGTTAATAAAGTCTGCTAACAATTCTCTTACCTGAACATCTATTTTAGATGATTCTGGTGCATCCACATTTTTTAAATCTTTAAATAGATTAACTAACATTTTTCTCCATATTATTTTTCCAACAGGAAGTATTGGTCTACCTAATTGATTCATAGAAGCTACAGAAAACTTTTCAGAATCATGTAGTGTAATATCATCTACCTCAACACTTTCTCCATCAATGGTTACAAAGTATATAGGAGGATCTGAATCATATTTTCTTATCTCTGTTATAGTAGGACTAGGTGCTCCATCTCCTACTCCAAATTCTTTTGTCACACATAACTTAGCATCACAGAAGGATTGGATAGGTTCATCTTTGCATTTATATTGATATTCTTTTTTCGCCACTGATTTATTTATTTCTTCTATTTCTTTTCTTTCTAAAGGCGGAGTACAATATTCTTTATTGTAATCATACATTTTTAGATCCCAATCAGAAGAATATCTTTTTTTAAGATACACACCAAAATTATACATGGCATTGTTTCTTTGTCCATCCGGAATACCCTCTTTAGATATTGCAATTAAACAAGGAGGTGCTCCTTTTAATGGGTCATTATCATCTTCAATTTTTTCTTTTTCTTTTTCCTTTTTCACGTTAGCTAATTCTTTTTCTGATAATGAGTATTTCTCATACATATCAAAAAATTGATTTAAAGTTATACATTCCCCTTGATCATCAAAGGCATATCTAATTGTTTTATCTCCTCCGTGATAAGGTAGATTTAAAAAACTCCCTGTGTCTCCTCTGTCTGCTTTTATATAATCTTGTTTAGGAAATATTTCTGCTCTTGCATAACCGAGCTCTGCAGCAATCTTTTTTAATCTATCTCTCATTAAACTTGCTGGAACAAAATCTTTAGTAAATAAAAATGCATGAGCACCACCTGACTTTGATCTAAACAAGATCATAGGTATATCTTTACTTCTTATTTTTTTAATAAAACTTTTATGATCAAAAGGATAAGTGTCTATATCTATACACCCCCATTTACATCTACTGTCCTCTCTTATGGGAACAATGCCTAAAGCAGGATCTTTTCCGTTAAGATGATCTTGCCATAGTTTATCAGTTGGTGAACTTTTTATAGTAAAGGACTTTGTCTGATGTTTTCCATTTTCTAAAAAATTATCAGTTTTTTTAGTTTGTCCATAAGCTATTTCCAAACCAGAGAATATCTTTTTAAATCTTTCTAACATGTGCCCCGTTTATTTTTACGGGAAGCTTCAGTCTCCCGAAGCCTCCCGTAATTCAGATTATTGTTTACCCTTAGATAAACTTTGATAGAACTGTTTAGCTCTCTCATATAGGCTACTGTTTTTAACAGGACCTATTTTCTGAATATTGTATCCGTACCATTGATTTCCTTTACCGGAATTCAATACGGTGCTTAATTTATAGATGTGACTAAAACCCGCCGGTGTAAACGACCCGTTTTTACCATCCATAGTGATAGACAACATCATAGAGTTCCAATTCCTACTTATTTTACCTTGAGTTGAGCTCATAGATATTAAAGCAGTTTCAGTTGATCCGTCTTCACCTGCAATTATCACAAAGTGTTGACCAACCGTAAGAATGTAATTTCCATTCTCTAGTCTATCCTTACCCATACTGTCTTTTGTTGTTTTAGATAGAATATCAGAAGTATCTGGATATATGTTTTCTGGTCTACCTGAACCAGTTCCAAAATCAGACCATTCTTGGTATTCTAACTTATAGAGGCAAGGAATAACATCTACTCCTTTTGCCCCTTCATACAGTTTTTTTGTAACTGTATTAAAAAGCATTCCGGGTTCGGCACCTTCTACGTAATTTTGATTACGTTTCTGTGCTTCTCCAGAACCATTTTGTAAAAGTTTTAAGATCGGTAAAGCCAAACTTGTTGACTTAATGTTCTCAAGACCTAAAGATGAATCTTCTTCGAACAGTATTGTTGAAGGAAGTCTTTCACCTTTATTATTTTCTCGTTTCTCGTTTCTCGTTTCGCTCATCTATTTTCTCCTTGTTATTTTTGTTTGATTACCAACAAACGTTTTAAAGTATTCTCCGGGCATTACTTTTTTATTTTCAGTAATGTCTCTGAATACAGCTTTAAGAGTCTGGGTATGTACACCTATTTTTTGAACAGGTTCATACCCACGACCTCGTGCAAGGTTAGCGTATTCGCCCGCCTTGTTGTCTTCGCCACGACCAAAGGTAACTGTGACATCGTTTTTAATGATATCACCATGGCCGTTTTCTCGAAGCCAGTTATATGCCTCTTCCGTTTTAGCAGAAAGTATTGAGGCACTATAAAATGGTTTTACTTCTACTGCAGAACCATCTTTTAATTTTAATTTTGTTATGTGCATTTCTTCCATAAGCGTAGGTATTTCTACACCAGAAAGTTGTCTTGCTGTTTCTTTGAGTTTACTAACACTACGTTCAGCATTCTCTATTTCATCTTCAAGATTTTTTAATTCAATAACTTTATCCGATAACTTTTTACTGCTATCTATTTGCGTAACTGAATCAATCTGATCTTGTTCAAAGTTTATTTCACTCATTTATTTCTCCTCTTTCATATAGGTTTATCTTTATTGGATAGTATCTTCTTTCTTGTTTATCCCACTTTAATAAATTGTATTTTCCATTTGTAATAT